AAAGCACCGGATGGGGCCACCTTTTCCGACGGCGGGAAAACCGGCGGAGGGGGTTAAGCCGGAGGGCCAGGCGTGCGCGCGACGCGCGCGTCGTGGAATTGCGCGACGCGGGCGCAAACGACGCGGGCACGCGAAAACGGCCGCTCGAATGGCGGTGCGAGAATACATCGGAGGCCGCGCCGGGCGCTTTTGCCTGCATGATAGTCCTTCACACCGGGCGCGGTTTGGCCGCCGCGTCTGGCGGAGCCTCCGAGGAAAGGAGACCATGGCGCGCGAAGATATGATCCGGCAGGACATGAAACTTGTCGGGACTTACAACGAAATCTTTGAGCCGACGATCAAACAGCTGGCGAAAACCGAACGTGAGCTTTCGCGTGCCGAGAAGGAGTGGAAGAAGCAGGGCGGCCAGCGCGTGTGTACGATGATCAACAAGACCGGCGCAGAATATACGGCGAAAAGCCCATACTGGACGGATGTCCAGGACTTGCGTGCCACTGTTCAGAGCCTGCGCAATCAACTCGGTCTGACGCCGACCGGCCTCAACAAGGCCCGCGGCAAGGCACCGTCGAACGGCGGCGTCGGCAAGCTGGAGCGACTGCTTGAGGATGCGCATAATCACGCAATCGAATGCGCCGCACAGTATCAGCGCGACGTTGAGAACTTTGTGCAGTCGGTTTTATCTGGTGAATCCGGATTGTGTGAGGACGCGGTACTCGCTTGCAAACGGTACGTGTCAGACTTGGCCACTGGAAAGTGGGAATTTCGCTCAGAGCCAGCGAATGACATCATTGCCATCATCGAGACGATGATCTGCCACCAGCAGGGCGAATTTCTCGACGCGACACCACTTCGCGGGACGCCGTTTCTGCTGCTCCCTTATCACAAATTCATCGTCTACAACGTTATGGGTTTTTACCTGCCGGGTACGAAAATCCGGCGCTTTAAGGAAGCTGTCGATTTCATCCCCCGCAAAAACGTCAAAACGACGTTTGCTGCGGCTCTGGCGTTTGCGCTGGCCCTGTATGAACGGGCCTCCGGCTCGAAGGTGTACGAGGTCGGCGGCGCGCTCAAGCAGGCGCTGGAAGGCTTCGACTTCCTCAAGTACAACGCCGCGCGCCTGGGCGTGACCGTTAAGGACGATCCGGAAAACGGCCTGCGGATTATCGATAACAACATGGAACGCTCGATCTCCGGCGACATCGGCGACGGTATGATCTCCATCAACGCTCTGGCTGCGAATCCCGACAAACAGGACTCTTTCAACTGCAACATTGTCATTGCGGACGAGGCTCACACTTACAAAAGCCCGCAGCAGTACCAGATCCTGAAGGACGCGACCAAGGCGTACACCAACAAACTGGTAATCATCATTTCGTCCAACGGTCCGAATGCCCGCGGCTTCCTGTTGGGGCATTTGGAGTATTGCCGGAAGATTCTCCGCGGGACAGTCACAGGTGACGCTGCCGACTCGGTTTTCTGTTTCCTCTGCTCTGCGCCGACGCTGGAAAACGGCGACGTTGACTTGAAGGACCCAAATGTTTTGAAGGCAGCTTCCCCCGGTTGGGGCTACTCCATTCGTCCGCAGGACATGATAAACGACGCGGCAATGGCCGCAGAGAATCCGGCGCTGCGGCCGGAATTCCTCAACAAAAGTCTAAATGTTACGACAAATGCCGTTAAGGCGTGGTTCGACATTGCGGAGTTCCGTAAAAGCGACGAACGGTACAGCTGGACGCTTGCGCAGCTGGCAAAACTGCCGATCCGGTGGTATGGCGGGACGGATCTGTCCAAGCTCTACGACCTGACAACCAGCGCCCTGTTCGGGCACTACAAGGGCGTAGACATCATCATTCCGCACTGCTGGTTCCCGCGTCCGGCCGCGATGGTTAAAGCACAGCAGGATCAAATCCCGCTGTTCGGCTGGCTGAAGGACGGCTGGCTGGACATGACCAATGACAAGGTGACCAATTACCACGACGTGGTTATGTGGTACAAGAAGCGCCGCGCGGAAGGCTTTAAGATCCGGCGCGTCGGGCATGACCGTAAATTCTGCCGTGAGTATTTCGTGGAGATGAAGCAGGAGCGATTCCCAATCAAGGATCAGCCGCAGCTTTTCACGCGGAAATCCGAGGGCTTCCGGTACATCGAGAACAGCGCGAAAAAAGGGACTCTCTACTACCTGCACGCCGAGCCGTTTGAGTACTGCGTTCAGAATGTCGCCGGCATTGAGAAATCAGACGATATGGTAATGTACCAGAAGATCGAGCCGAATTTACGTATTGACGTATTCGACGCCGCCGTTTTCGCGGTGTGCGCCTATCTGGAGGATCTGACTGCCAGCAATAAGGCGGCCGGATGGTATGACAAGAAAGATGGAAAGGATGATGATGCCGATTGAAAGTCAAAGTGCAGCGCAGGTCCGCACAGGATCTGACGCTGCAAGGATTCCTGCTGGGTGCTGTAAATCAGGATACGCTTTGCGTACCCGGCTATACACGGCTGATTGACAGCCCGGACGTGCAGGCAGCCGTTGGCGGCCTTGCCGATATTATATCCAATGCGACAATTCAGCTCATGCAGAACACGCCGGACGGCGATGTCCGTGTTCGCAACGCTCTTTCCCGCTTCATGGACATTCAGCCGTGGGCACATGGCACACGCAAGGACCTGATCGCGTGGATCGTGTGGACAATGCTGACGAACAGCTGTGGAAGCGCCTTTTTGCTGCCGCACACATCCGGCGGCTTGCTGACGGAGCTGGAGCCGATGCCGGATGCGGTAGCTATGAGCGACGATAACGGCCGAAGCTACTATGTCGTGTGGCGCGGCAACCGCTTCGATTCCGGCGCGGTGCTACACTTCCGGCGCTGGCCGGACCCGGCACAGCCTTGGCGCGGCCTCGGTTTGCGGATGAGCCTGCACGATCTGGCAAACAGCCTGCGACAGACGTCGGCAACAAAGAAGGGATTTATGTCCGACAAGTGGAAGCCGAGCGTCATCGTCAAGGTGGACGCGCTGGCAGATGAATTTGCCGACGAGGATGGCCGAAAGCGCCTGGTCGATCAGTACCTGTCCAACAGCACCGCCGGCGCACCGTGGATCATCCCGGCTGAGCTGATGGAGGTGCAGCAGGTAAAGCCGCTCAGCCTCACCGATCTTGCGATTCGAGACAGCGTGGAGCTCGACAAGCGGGCGGTCGCATCGCTGGTCGGCGTGACGCCGTATATGCTCGGTGTCGGCAGCTACTCCGACAGCGACCACAACCATATGATCAAGACGACCGCGACAACCATTGCAAACATCATTTGCCAGGAGCTGACGCGGAAGCTGCTGATCTCCAGCGAGCTGTATTTTTCGATGTCCACAAGGCGGCTTTACAGCTACAGCACCAAGGAGCTGGCCGACGTGGCCGAGGGCCTGTACATTCGCGGCCTGATGGACGGCAACGAGGTTCGTGACTGGGTCGGCCTGAGTCCGCGGGAGGGACTGAACGAGCTGGTTATTCTGGAGAATTATATCCCGCGTGGAATGATCGGCAACCAGAACAAACTGACACAAGGGGGCGACGACAATGAACCGTGACAAGCAGTTGCGGCAGGTTCGCTGCGTGGCGCAGCCGTTTCAGACGCGGGCAGCGGACAATGACTTGTACATCGAAGGATATTTTGCGGTGTTTAACTCGGAATATCAGCTTTGGGATGGTGCAAGTGAGGTGATCAAGCCCGGCGCATTTACCGTCTCAATCTCCGGGGACGTCCGCGCGCTTATCAACCACGACACCAGTCTGGTGCTTGGCCGGACAAAGCCAGGCACGCTGGCACTCCGGCAGGACGACCGCGGCCTGTGGGGCAGCGTCCGAATCAACCGCGACGATGTGGACGCGATGAGCTTGTATGCGCGCGTGCAGCGTGGCGATGTAGACCAGTGCAGCATTGGTTTTGCAATCAAACGCGAAACCTTCGTGGATCTCGGAAATGGTAACTATCGTTGGGAAATTGAAGAGGTTGACCCGCTGTACGAGGTCAGCGTCTGCACCTTCCCGGCGTATGAGTCCACATCCGTAAGCGCAAGGCGGCAGGATCTGGCCGAAATTCAGAAGCGACGCGCCGAGGCATGGCGCGAGGAAATGACCAAAAAGTTAGGAGGCAAATCGTAAATGTCCGTACTTAGAGTATTGATGCTCAACAGTGAGATCGCAGCGCTTCGTTCGCAGCTCACGCCGCTGGAGCAGACGCGCGACGGCTTCGCCGCTCGCGAGGAACAGCTCCGACAGGCAATTTCGGAGGCAGCGACCGACGAGGAGCGCGGCGTCGTATCCACGGCGATTGAAACGTTTGAGCAGGAACGCAGCACAAACGCCGCAGAAATCTCCCGTATTCATGGAGAGATCGCGCAGCGCGAGGAACAAATCCGCAGTCTGGAGGCCGCGCAGACGCCGCCTCCGGCAAACAATCCGGTGCCCAACTCTGACACCGGCAACACCAACCACGAAAGGGGCAATGTAGAAATGAGCAATCCCGAACGCCGCTGGTTCGGCATGACCTATCAGCAGCGCGATGAGCTGCTGACACGTGACAGCACGAAGGAATTCCTTCAGCGGTTCCGTCAGCTCCGCGCCCAGCAGAACAGCGCGACCGGCGCTGAGTTGGGCATCCCGACCGAGTTCATGCAGATCCTGCGCGATCTGACCTATCAGAACTCCAAACTGTGGAAGTATGTCCACAGCGAATCTCTGCGCGGCAATGCTCGCCAGAACATCGTCGGCACTGCCTCTGATGCTGTGTGGACGGAGACCGTCGCCAACATCAATGAAATCGTGCTCGACTTCACACAGCTGGAAGTGGACGGCTATATGCTGGCCGGATACATGGCGATCTCCAATGCCGTGCTTGCCGACGATTCCGACCTCCAACTCCTGACCAGCATCCTTAATGCGATGGGCGAGGCAAACGCGCGGGCACTCGACAAGTCGATTGCCTATGGTACGGGCGTGAAAATGCCTGTCGGCTTTATTACCCGCCTTGCCGCGTCGGCGAAACCGTCCTGGTGGGGCAAGGATCAGGGCGACTTTATCGCGCTGAACACCAGCCACATCCTCAAACTGGATATCGACTCCACCTCCGGCGCTGCGTTCTTCGGCTCGCTGATCGAGGCGCTGGGCATTGCAGATCCGAAGTATTCGGACGGCCGCGCGTTCTGGATCATGAATCGCAAGACGCACATCCGCCTGATGGCCAAGGCGCTGGCATTTGACGCCGCTGCGGCGCTGGCCGCCGGCATCAATAACACCTTCCCGATTATTGGCGGCGATATTGTTGAGCTGGAATTCATGGCCGACAATGATATTGCGGGCGGCTTCGGCGACATGATGCGCATGGTCGAGCGCGAGGGCGCAACGATTGCATCCTCCGATATCCCGCTGTTCCTGCGGAATATGACGGTCTACCGCTCCATTGGCCGCTACGATGGCAAGCCCGCACGCGGTGAGAGCTTCGTGCTTGTAAACTTCCACAATACGCAGCCGACCACGTCGATCTCGTTCGCGCCTGATCTTGCGAATGAAAAACTGGGTACGCTGATCGTCACGACCGCAGCAGGCGCGTCGAACGGCAAGAGCATCGTCACAGTAGCCGGCAACAGCTCCGGCACTCTCAAGTACCAGACCAGCGGGCAGGCCATCGCCGTGGGCAATGGTGAGCGGCTTGGCAAGGGCTGGACGGATCTCCCCGCTACCAAGATCATCGACGGCACAACGGGTGAGACCATCACCGTTGTCGAGGTCAACGCAGAGGGCCGCGCTGTGGCTGTCGGCTCCGGCAGCGTGACCGCCAAGACCGGCGGTTAAGGAGGGCCGATATGTCAGCGGGACTGCGTATTGATTTACTCAAGGTCGATCTCGGCCTCCTGAGCTGCGCCGAGCCACAGGAACTGTATCTGCGCAGCCTGCTGACGTCGGCTGAGAACTTTATCCGCCGCCGGGGCGTGCCTCTGGCGGACGATGATACCGACGACGATCTGCTGGTTGCGTCGGTGGCTGCATGGATGTACCGTGCGCGCGGATCTGCCGACCGCGCACAGCTTCCCCGGAACCTGGACATCCAGATCAAGGATCGGCTGTGCGCGGCCAAGATGGGAGGCAACAAATGATCTATGACAAGATTCTGACCATCTGCACGCTGCGCCCCGGCAAATCGCCTGCTGTGCGAAAGCTTGGGAAAATCAGCCAGCAGTATTACGCGGAGCGCACCGTCTACGCCTCCCGCTATTATGCGGGCAGGCAGGCGGGCGCGAAGCTGGTACGAATGGTGTCAGTGCCTCGCAGCGTGTACGACCCGCCAATCGAGGCCGACCAATACTGCATCCTGGACGACGGGCATGCGTACCGCATCGACCAGGCGCAGCGTGAGCTTGATGATGACGGGCTGCCGGTCACGACGCTGAGCCTGGCAGAGCCGGAGGGTAAGTATGAGCTATACCAAGATTGAGCGCGCACTGGAAAGCGTGCTGCCGGGCGCCGTGTACAAGGTGCAGGCCCCAATCGAGGACACCAGCGGCAACCCGATCACCAGATATCTGGTGTGGACGCCGACCGGCGAACGGTACGAATATGCCGACGGAAAGCCGTTTGCAACCGTCCACACAGCGGTTGTGACGGTGGGTACGCAGACTGAGGACGACGACCTGCCGCGAAAGGTCACGGCGGCGCTGGCCGAGGCGCGTGTGGCGATGCAGCCGCCGGAGCATTCATATGACGATGAGCTTGCCACTTATTTTACGGATATTCCGTGTGAGGTGATCTGATGGCGCAATTAGAGACCAACAGCGGTTCGGATAACATCACAGAAGTTATTCGACGGATGGAAAAGGCCGACCTGTTTACAGACGAAAACCTCAAGGAGATGCTGACTGCCGGCGCGGGAATTATGCTGGATGCGGTTAAATCTGCTTTTGTCACGGCCGGACACAACTCTGTCGGGCGTGCCCGCCGGACGGGCGAGACCTACCGGCATATTGCCAAAACCCGCAACGTCAAGAAAGATAAGCATGGTGTGCCGTATATGCAAGTGACGATCAACGGCAAGGACAGCCGCAATCAGCGCTACGGCGTCAAGGGCTTTGTCCTCAACTATGGCCGCCGCACTGGCGGCAGGATCACTGCTGACCATTACTGGAGCAATGCAGTAAAAAATACATGGCAGCGTGTCAACGATTCGATGGCTGAAGTAGCGGCGCGAAAGCTGAAAGGAGAATGAAATGCCTGAATTTGATCTGCGCGGCATGAAGGCCGCAAAGTACAATTACGACAAATCGCAGAAGAAAATCACATACGGCGAGGCTATGAGCATGGGCGAGGCCATGACGGCAAACCTCGAAATGAAATTTGCCGAAGGCCGCATCTATGCCGAATCCTCGCTTTCGGAGTACATGAAGAAATGCACCGGTATGACGACCAGCGTCGGCGTGAAGTATATTCCCGCCGATTGCCAAAAGGTGCTTTATGGCTTTTATGAGCTGAGCCGGTCGGTCGGCTCTACCTCGCCGAAGACCGTCAAGAGCATGACGGCCGGCAGGACCTCGACGGGCCAGTACGTCGGACACGGCTTTTACAGCCCCGATATGATCGACGGCGTAGAGAAATTTACTGCCGTCTTTGTCCACAAGACACTGTTTGGCCCGCCCAGCCGTGTCCTTCAGACGATGGGCGAGTCGATCACTTTCCAGACGCCGACCACAAGCGGTGAGTCCCTCGTTGACGATCTCGGCCACCTGTTCGAGTGGTACACTTTTGACACCGAGGCCGAGGCCATTGCGTGGCTCGCTGCGTGCTTCACGACCGAGCCTACGGTAGTGACGGGGGCGGGCTGATGGATGTACGACTCAAAACCATGCCGTATGAGATCGACGGCCACAAGCTGACGCTCTCCTGCAACATGGATGTGCTTGCAGAGCTTCAGGCGCAGGACAGCAACCTTGGACAACTGCTGGACGGTGACCGCTCAATGCGGAACTATCTCCGGCTGATGGCTGCGATGATTAACAGCGAGCTTCGCCGCCAGGGCGTGGACGCGGCCTATACCGACGGAGACCTCGGCCGCCGCATCAGTTTCCGAGAATTTCGGAAGAACAACCACGCTGTGTTCGCGATGCTCGTTTCCGCCGTCATTGTCGATGACCCGGAGGAAGCGGAGCCGAAAACGGAGCAGCCGGAGGCAGACGAAAAAAACGCAGTGACCAGCAAGGACGACGGAACGGCATCGACTTTGCCTGGTACCTGAATATCTGGATCAATATCCTACACAACGACGAGGCCGTTTTCTGGCGGTCCATGACGCCGGCACGGTGTGTTGCACTTTACCGAGAGTATTTCAAACTCACGGGCGCACCGTGCCGGCCTTTTGCATCTGAGACGCAGCCCGCGCCTCAGGAGCAGAAGCCCGCCCGCTTGTCGTTGTCCGAATACCTCATGGGGAGGTGCAATTAATGGCAGGCCCAAGTATCAACACAAAAATCAAGCTTGACGGCGAAAAGGAGTACAAGGCGGCGCTGGCTGAAATCAACAGCGGCTTGCGGGTGCTCAAATCCGAGCTGAATCTAGCTTCGGAGCAATTTAAGGATAATGCAGGCAGCGTGGATGCGCTGAGCAAGAAAAACGACATCCTTGAACGCAGCATTCTCACCCAGCAGGAGAAGATTGAAAAGCTGAAGGAGGCTCTTCAGTACGCGGGCAAAGAGTATGGTAAGAGCAGCGAGAAAACCAATGGCTGGAAAATCGCGCTGAATAATGCCGAGGCTGAGCTTGCGAAAATGCAGGGTGAGCTTGATGCCAACACAGATGCGCTGAAGAAGATGGCAACCCCTCTGGATAAGGTCAGGAGCGCCTTTGCTGCGACCAAGGAGCAGGGCGGCGGCGTCAAGGAAGTGCTGGCAAATCTCAAGGATGAGTTTACGCTCAGCACGGATTCTGCGAATGGCCTTGGCACGGCACTGACGGATATCGCTGGGCATTTCGGCATCCAGCTTCCGGAGGGTGCATCGAAGGCTGCGAGCGCATTGAACGGCATCAACGCGGGGGCTGCGCTGGCTGTGACCGGGATCGGACTTCTGGCGGCCGCGATAGTCAAAGCAGAAAAGGCGCTGATCTCCATGACGAAGGAGAGCGCCGAATATGCCAAGGAGATTAAGACGCTTTCCAGCGTTACGGGGCAGTCCGCAGAGAGCCTTCAGGAATTTGACTACGCCGCCGAGATGATCGGCGTCTCGTCCGACCGCATCCGCGACAGCCTCAAGGAAACCACCAACAAAATGCAGGAAGCCGCGACGGGCACAGGCGACGCCTATGAGGCGTACAACAAGCTCGGCGTGGAGATCACCGACGTGGACGGCCAGCTGCGCAGTGCGGAGGACGTGTTTTACGACACGATCGACGCCCTCGGCGACATGAAAAACAAGACGGAGCGGGACGCACTGGCGATGGACCTCATGTCCGAGTCGGCGCAGGAGCTGAATCCGCTGATCGAGATCGGCAGCGACGGCCTCAAGCAGTACGCCCAGGAGGCGCACAGCATGGGCTACGTCCTCGATAATGAGGCGCTGACGGCGCTTACCGAGGTGGACGACGCATACCAGCGACTGCAAAAGTCGCAGGAGGGCGCGAAGAATCAGCTTTCTGCTGAGTTCGCGCCGTATCTCACGGAGTTTTATGAGAAGATCACGAAGCTTATCAGGGACGGCGGGCAGGCGCTCAAGGACTCTGGCCTTGTGGACTCCTTTGGTATGCTGCTGGAGACTGTGGGCGACATTATCGCGCCTACCGATCAGCTCTCGTCGGATACCGTGCCAAAGCTCACGGAGGCGCTTCGCCCGCTGGCCGAGATCATGGCGGGCATTGCAGACACCATTGACTTTATCAGCGGTGCGGCGACCGTCCTCACGACCGGTATATGGGACTGGGATAAGTGGTCGGGCGGCTGGAAGCAGATGGGCAAGGCTGCGGGCTTCGGATACTCCTACGGCAACGGCAACAACACGCAGACACTCAAGGAAAAATGGGAGCAGACCGATATCAACCGCGCGACCAGCGCGAACGGCTACGGCCAGTATTACGCAAACGGAAAGTGGTATTCCAATTATGAGAGCTACCTCCGCGACGAATGGGAAAAGTCAGGGGCAGGAACTACCTTCGAGTATTGGAAAATGCAGAAGGGCTATAACGCCTCCGGCACGGACTACTGGCGAGGTGGGCGGACGCTGATCGGCGAGTACGGCCCGGAGGAAGTCGTGCTGCCGCAAGGTACGCGCATCCTGACGGCGCAGGAAACCCGGCAGGCGTCGGGAGGCGATACATTTTACATCACGATCCCGGCCAATACGGTAAAGGAATTCAACGATATCGTCAACATCGCGCGAAATAAGCGAAGAACGGACAGAATGGGGGTGGATAAGGAATGAGTATAACACAAAGTCTCTACTCCAAGGCCTTCGCGTTTCTTGACCCCGACAACCGAGGATCGAATGTGCATACTGGTTCGCAAGTAACACTTAGGACATATGAGAGCCGGCTCCTTGTAAAGTTCGAGAGCCTGCCGGATCAATTTAGGTTTAAACGGATATCTGGTGCGCAACTGTTCTTTTATTTCTTGGCAACCGAGGGTTCCTATGACTGGTATGATGCGCATGCAAACACAAAGGAATTTGACGAGAAAACTGCAACGTGGGACACATGGAATGAGACTGGTTACAATCTCGTATTCCAGCGTAAGGGCGTTGGGAACGCCCCGGTATGGGCAGAGTTCCCTTCCGCATCAATCTTATTTGGTGACGCTGTTACCTACGGTATAAGATTGCAATCTTCTCTTTTAAATGCTAAGCCATTTACCGTACAGACGAGCGGTGCAAACAGACCGTACCTCGTATTGACAATAGATGAAAGCGCCACAGCGGATACGCTGAATATATCAAGTATGTCGCCCAATGCCGGAGCGATTGACAAGTATCGCGATGTTCTTTTCACGTGGAGCTCAACAGCCCCATACCCATGTGCTCCGAGACTCGTCCAAGCCTCTGCAACTTTTCAGTGGCGCACAGGTCCTAGCGGAACGATCCATTCACACAGCGTCTCCGGAAACACGAGTAGTTTCACCGTCCCAGCAAAAACTTTTACAGGGACGAGTGTCCAATGGCGGATCGTTGTGACCGCAAACAGCGGCAAAACAACGACATCGGACTGGGTAACGTTATCGACCGCAGATGCAGAGTCAACGGCGGCGATAAAATCGCCGAAAGGCGAAATCGTAGACGCATCGAGGCCGGTAGCGTTTGCGTGGACTCACATCATTTCTACCGGCACGGCCCAGACCAAGGCGGAGCTGCAAATCTCGACGGATATGCAGACATGGACGGCGCTTGCGACGGTGACCGGCGCGGAGATGACCTACACCGCCCCGGCAAACACGCTCGGGAGCGGGACAAAGTACTGGCGCGTACGGACGTACAATACGGACAACGCGGCGGGCGCATGGAGCGACGCGGCGGAGTTCATCTGCGTCGGCGCTCCGGCGGCTCCGGCGGTTTCAATCAAGTCGCAGTCTCCGCGCCCGGTTATCGGCTGGCAATCATCGGAACAGCTGGCCTACCAGGTGGAAATCGACGGCGTTTACAGCTCCGGCACGTACTACGGCACGGACAAAACGTGGACGGCGCCGATGTACCTCGAAGATGGTGAATACATTGTGCGCGTCCGCGTGCAAAACGAATACGCCATGTGGTCTCCATGGGGATCGGCGGCGCTGCAAGTAGCCAACACGGCGGGACCGGCGATCAATCTGACGGCCGAGGCCGGGGACACGGTGCGCCTCTTCTGGAGCGCTGCCGGAGGGTATCACTACAACTTTTACCTGATATACCGCGATGGGAAGCTCATCGCAAAAACGACAGAGCACACATACACGGATCTGCGTTCCATCGGCAGCGTAAGCTACCAGGTGCGCGGGTGCTTTGCTGCAAGCTCCAATTACCGGCTGTCCAACACAATGACGGTGACGGCATCCGTGCCGTGCGTGACGCTGATCGATCTTGATACAGGCGATGTGCTGCCGCTTCCCTACTCGGCCAGCACACACCGCACGACGGGGCGCAATCTGAGCCGGGGCGTACAGTCCGTGCAGCTTGCCGGGCGGCGATATCCGACGATAGAGCGCAGTATGCACTATGCGGAGACGATATCGGTTGCGTGCGCATTCCGCGAGGCGGAGGACTGCGCGGCGCTTGAGGCGCTTGTGGGCAAGATGGTCGCGGTAAAAACGCCGGAGAGCAAGATGGTGAGCGGGTGCCTCTCGGTGCTTGCGGCCACTGCGGACGGCGGATTTTACACGACGTATCAGTTCGATGTGGAACAGGCGGACGTGGAGGAGGTAGTGGACATTGATTCGTGATGTATCTTACAAAATCAATGTGCTTCGCGGCGGAGCGGAGTTCAAACAGCTTTCGTGGGCGGCAGACGCCGCCCCGAATGTCTACGTCCGCAAGGACTCGGAGATCAAGGGCAGTTTGTCGGCGGAGGTTTATCCGGACGCCGACGTTGATCTGCTGTCCGACGAGCTGCAACCCGTTCTTGTCCTCGACGGAGCCGAGACACCGCTCGGCGTATTTCAGGCGACCACAGTCGAGGAGATCATGGACGCATACGGGCGGCGGCTCCGGATCGAGGCATACGACCGATGCTGGCGCGTCCAACAGAGCCGCACGGAGGGCCTCTATCACATCGCCGCGAATACGCCGTATCTGACGGCGGTGCAGCAGCTGCTTACGGCGGCGGGCATCAAGCTTGTGCTGGCCGTGCCGTCCTCGGCGGTGCTGGCAACGGATCGTGAGGACTGGGACACTGGAACGGACTTCCTGACGATCTGCAACCAACTGCTGGAGGAGATCAACTACAATCCGGTATGGTTTGACGGCCGCGGCATCTGCCACTTGGAGCCGTACAAAGCGCCGACCGGCGGCAGGATCGATCACGCATACAGCAGCACAGATCTGAAGCTCGCACCGATCACGGACGACCACACGCAGGAGGTCGATCTATTTGATGCGCCGAATGTTTTTGTGCGGATCTGCTCAAATCCTGATAGAGGCGCGCCGCTGACGGCGACTGCCGTCAACGACTCCCCTACCTCCAGCACGTCCACTTTCCGGCGCGGGCTGCGCATCGTTGACGTCGCAAAGGTAAACAATGTCGCCAGTCAGGACGAGCTTCAGGAGCTGGTCAACCGTCTGCGCAACGAGTCCATGCATGCAACCAAGACGATCACCTTTTACACGCTGGCGACAGGCGGCCATGGAGTCGGCGATATCGTATCGATCGACGATCCGGACATCGGCGGAATATGGGAAGAGACTGAGTGGTCGCTCACAATGGCCGTCGGCGAGCTGATGCAACACACCGCGAGAAGGGTGGTGATCGCGTGACGGGCCTTACAGAATATACTGCAAAAGCAGTGACGGAGCCGGAGCGCATCGCACTCGCGACTGTGGCAGCCAAGTACGCGGACGGGCTATCGCTGATCTTTGACGGGCAGGACGCCGCAACGACGAAGCACTACAAATGCAACACGGCGGTGACCTTTGCGGCTGGGAGCCGCGTCGTCTGCCTAAGGATTTCCGGAAGCTGGGTCGTGGCGTTCGCTTTTGGAAATCCAGCATGACGGTGCCAGACTTGGACACCGAGAAGGGAGAAATCATATGATTACAATCAACGCAAGCAGGCGTGAGCCGATCTGTCTGCGGCATCAGGGCGAAAACGACGCAATGCGGGTAGCCTTCCCCCTTTCAGCTTTTGAGGCAGACTGGCCGGGCGGCACACCTTTGCTGCTAGTCCAGCGTCCGCGCTCCAGCAGGGACGCGGAGGCGTACCCCGTGGCGCTTTCCGTGGACGGCCACACAGCGTATTGGACGGTCAGCGCATCGGACGTCGAATACTCCGGATATGGCAAGGCGCAGCTCCAGTGGCGCGTGGAGGACGTTCTTGTGAAATCCTGCATCTATGACACGGTGTGCGTTCCGTCGCTCCATGCAGGCGCGGAGCCGCCTGACGAGCCGGCCAAGCGCTGGTTCGATGCGATTCAGGCGCAGATCGGCAATCTGAACGACCTGACAACAAAGGCCAAGGAGAACCTTGTCGCGGCTGTCAACGAGGCGGCACGATCCGGCGGAGGCTCCGGAGGAGCGGGCACCATCGATATGCGCGTCGCGGATGGCTACATCCAGTACAGCAACGACGATGGCGCGACGTGGGAAAACCTCATTGCCATTGCCGATCTCAAGGGCGCAGACGGTAAAAACGGCATTACGCCGACGATCGGAGCAAACGGGAACTGGTATCTCGGCGACGAGGATACCGGGAAGCCGTCGAGGGGTGCGACCGGCTCGCAGGGCGCAGACGGTAAAGACGGCACAAACGGTACAGATGGCGCAGACGGGCACACGCCCGTTATCACGGCGTCCAAGTCCGGAAAGGTTACAACGATCAAGGCAGACGGAAAAGCTATCGCTACGGTCAACGACGGGGCTGACGGAACAAACGGAACGGATGGTGCTCCGGGCAAGAATGGTGCAGATGGCGCACCCGGCAAGGATGGAGCTCCCGGTAAGGATGGCGTGACGCCGGATATCAAGATCGGGACGGTGACGACGCTGCCCGCAGGGAGCGCAGCTACGGCCAGCATGGGCGGAACTGCCGCACAGCCTACGCTTAACCTCGGAATTCCGAAGGGCGGAGACGGGGACAATGCGAATGTCACGAAGGATGCGGTTGTTGGCGCGCTCGGGTTTACGCCCATCGGCGCGGATGATGTGCCGGTAAAAAGCGTGAATGGCGCGACCGGCGAGGTCAAAAGCGTGTTTTATGTGACGGTGACACCTACAGGCAGCGGATACGCCGCAACTGCCGACAAAACGGCAGCGGAAGTGTATGCGGCTTATGTGGCGGGTTATGCCGTGTATGCGGTAGTGAAATTTGCGAGTGTCACCGCACCGTTTGAATTGCCACTTGTAGCAGCAGCGCCTTTCTTTGAAACATTCGTGCTCGGCTTCGGCGCACTAGGTTCGCTAGACCCAACAGCAAAGCCTCAGTATCCAACTGCCGCATATACCGGCACGGCATGGATGGCATGGCTTGGAACGTTGGCGAGATCGTCTGATATCCCAACGATTCCGACGGAACTCAAAAATCCTTATTCGCTCAACATCAAGATCGGCGATACGACGACGAGCTACGACGGAAGCGCGGCGAAAACCGTGACAATTCCGGAGGGCGGCGGTGCGGATGCATCGCTCGGCATTACCGGCGCGGCTGCCGGTGAATTTCCGAAAGTGTCGGCGGTGAACGAAAACGGTGCGCCAACATCATGGGAAACTGTGGAAAGCGAAGAGGTGACGCTCGGTGGAGACGCACCGGCTCCAACGGATGCACAGGTGTCCTCGGCGGTGAACACTTGGCTGACGGAGCATCCGGAGGCGACGACGACTGTACAGGACGGCAGTGTCTCCGTCGAGAAGCTCGGATACGGCAAGCATGTCTACGGCAGCAAGCCGTACTTTTGCAACAGTGTAGGCTCCGGCGCAGTATCCTACGGTTCCATCGGCGTGGTCGTGCCGTGCAAGGCTGGCGATACGATCTACTGCAATTTTAATATGTCCCCAAACGGCGCGTACAAGAAGCCGCAGCTGCTTGCCGCGCTCCCGGAAAACCAATATGGTGCAATCGCGCCGATTGGAACAATCGAAAAGGATGATACGACAAAGGCGTATACCGTGCCGGCATCCGCAACAACAGCAAAGGCGATGTATCTACCGCAAAATTTTGTTGGAATCCCGGCAGCAAACAACGGCTCCGTTGAGGATGCACTTGCGTGGATCAACAAAACCATGGGGACGGATGGGTCAAAATGCGCACAGAACGTACCGTTTGAAGATTATGATGCATGGTATCAGACGGCACAGGCAGAGCTTTTCGACATTGACGAGAGCTGTAATAAGCTCATGTATGCCTCGCTGTATCAGGCTGTTTCGAAGCTCGTCGGGGCGAAGGTCGCCGTCCTCGGCGACAGTCTGACGGAGCAGAGCGCGTGTTCGTTTATCACCAGTGCGTACAATGACCGCTGGATGGAAAACGTCTTGCGGGATACGGCGCTGACTGGCGATGACGGGAAAACCTACAAAGGCTCCGGATGGTTCGCGCTGATTGCCCGGAAGTATAAGATCAAGTGGTGGTGCGCCGGACACGGAGCGCAGTGGTGGTACTCCACGACCGAGCGGCCAAATGGCGCGACGGCGATGGTGCGCAAGCTGATCGACGGAACGGACGAATTCGATTATATCGTGCTGGAATACGGCACGAATGATATCCTTTCCGGCTACACCCACATCGGCACAGCGGCAGACGAAGCCAGCGAGACGGCGACGACCAGCTGCGGCGCGATCAAGTGGTGCATCGAGCAGCTGCAAACGCGATTCCCCGAGGCAAGCATTGTCGTAATTTTGCCGAACATCCGCAGCGGTGCGAACGGAGAGTCGCCAGCAATGCAGCAGACGTATCTGGATACCGTCGTACCGATACTCAAGAAGTACGGCGTGCGGCGCGTCAACATGGCCGAGGACAGCGGCATTGTCAAAAGTATGATGTCCACCGATGGCGTTCACCTGCGCTGGCCGGTTGTGTCGAACAATGTCACACACTACACGAACGATACTCCGGCGGTGCGGAAATTCAGCAAATGCCTTGAGGCAGAGCTGCTGAAAGCGTGAGGTGAGAGTATGGCATTAAAAACGCTTTACAAAGATTGGAAGCCGTTGACACTTGGCGGGAAAACCTTGAGGGTGGATGTATCAGGCGGCGCTATGGAAGCCTTGGAATGGCATCAATGCCCGGAGCTGGTGCGGAACTACCTCGCAAATGTGGTATACGATCCCAATGACTACAGCGTTTCCCAGATCGCATCCTATGCGCCCGCGACGGCAGTTGTGAGCAATTACAAGCCTATCGGGCAGGAGGCGGGCGGGGTGACGCACTACAACGAAGTGCCAAATGTCCTCACGCCTTTTGCCGGGACCAATGCTGCGGGGACGCTGAAACCGCTTGATGCGCTGCGGTGGATTCGGACGCGGGATAACTCCGCAGAAGCGTGGAATGTGCGCGATCTCGGCGGATGGGCTTGCGACGGAGGCACTGTGAAATACGGGCTGCTGATTCGAGGCGGGAAATTGGCCGCGGCAGATCGAGCAGTGCTCGTGGGAGAACTTGGTGTTCAACACGATCTTGATCTGCGAGGCCGAGAGGGAGGCGGCTCCGGCGACGAGCCGGATATGGAAGAATCTCCGCTTGGGAGCGATGTATGGTACACGCGCACCCAGCAATATGCATGGTACGCTCTGACACCGGTAGCGACATGGCAGGCTTACCTCCGCTGCGTGATCGATGCTGTAACGCATAGGGAGCCGGTGTATTTCCACTGCACGGCAGGCGCGGACAGAACCGGTACGCTGGCTTGTGTTCTTGAAGGGCTGCTCGGTATGAGCCAAAGCAACATCGACAAGGACTATGAGCTTACTACATTTTATTCCGGCTCTGGGTCGGATGCGAATGCGCGGCGAAGGAATGAATCGGACTGGAAGGGGCTTATCAATGCGATCAACGCCGTTCCCGGCGACACGTTCCGCGATAAGTGCGTACATTTTGCCGTTGGAACGTGCGGAATGTCGATGGCTGATATCAACGCTTACCGCGCGGCTATGATCAACGGAACGCCCGAGACGCTGCACTGGTATCAGAGCATCACCAAAAATCTCACAGGCTGCACGATCAGCAACGCCGCGTCTCAGGTGGATTACGGCGAGGCGTACACTGCGACTATCACGCCGGAAAGCGGAAAAAACCTGGACAGCATTGTTGTTACGATGGGTGGTGTGGATATCACATCCACGGCAGTCTCAGGTGGGGTTATCAGCATTCCGAAGGTGACGGGAGAAGTGACGATCACTGCGGCGGCATCTGCACCGTCGGTGAATTACACCATCACGCGGAATCTCACCAATTGCGCATCGTCCAACACGGCGAATACCATTGCCGAAGGTACGGCCTACACCACGACGCTCTCCCCGACGGGGACTTTCAAGAAACTTGGCACGATCACTGTCACGATGGGCGGAACGGATATTTCCGCGTCTGCGGTTTCCGGCAGCACGATCACAATTGCCAAGGCAACGGGCAACATCGTGATTACCTGCGCGGCAGCGATCACGAACATCATTGATACCATCGGGATATCTGCAAATACGCGACTGAGCACGTCGAGCGGCGCAAATCGAGCGCAGAATGGATATGCGGCAATCGGTGCCAACGAAGATGCAGCAAGTCTGATTCACCTGAAAGCGGGAGATACGCTCCGCATCAAGGGTGCAAGCCTACCCGCGTCGAATGATAGTTACAGTGCAATCGCGCTGCACAATGCAAATGGAACGTTCAACACGGCGACATATCTGCATAGCGGGCTTACTTGGAACGGTATGACGTTTGCGAACAGCGGCAATATCGTCACGGTGAAGGCTACAACGGAACACTACATCCGCGTATCGTTGATCTGCACGGATGCGTCGGCGGTAATTGCGACGATCAATGAGGAGATCAGTTGATGGATACATGCGTATGCTGCGGACAGACGATCCCGGAGGGGCGGATGGTCTGCCCGGAGTGCGAAATAGAAAGCTTTGAAAGGAGTATCAAGATGGATGATGGAATTCAGGCGCAGATCGCCTCCGTGGAGGCGCGATGCAAGAGCAACTCGCACAGGATCGACGAGCTGGAGGCAGACAACAGGGCGCTGCATCAGCTGGCGACCTCGGTGGAGGTGCTGGCGACCAAGCAGGAGGCGATTGAGGAAAACGTGAACGAGATCAAGGCCGATGTGAAAAGCATCAAGGCGCTGCCGGGAAGCCGCTGGGAGGCGGTCGTGAAGGGCGTTATTACGGCAATCCTTGCAGGTCTGATCGGATTTGCGCTGGCAAGGCTGGGGGTGGGAGGCTAGTATGAAGCAGCCCAAACGCAAAAGCAAAGGACGCATGGCGCGGGAGCTGGTATACTACTGCATCTACGCGCTTTCGCTGACGCTCGGCTGGGCTGTGCTGGTCAAGACGGTGGCGGTCATTGCCGACCGCCCCGCCGATCTGACAGACGTGCTGACCTTCGCGGGCGCGGCCTTCGGCGGGGAGCTGCTTTTGCTCCTGCTCAAGAGAGTATTTGCAAAACCAAATGATAAAGACGATGGAGGTACATACGAATGACTGAAAAGAAATTCTTCGAACTGGTAAAGAAAACGGTGGCGGACTACACGAACGAGCATCTGGACAAGTCCGATGGGAAGCAGATTGGAACAGAAGATGTGTATGTTGTGTGGTACTGCAAAACACTCCAGAATTGGAAAGCCCTTGCGAGCACGACACTGTTTGACGGCATGTATTATGAGATTACGATCAACGGCGATAAACAGGAGATGTATCTCGATGCTTACAAAAAGTTCGAGAACCGCGCAATCAAGGTGGAGGGCTAAACATGGATAAGATCATCAAGCGGCTCGGGAATCTCCTGAGCGTGAAGAGCCTTGTGACGCTGGTACTGACGGGCGTGTTCGCCTACATGGCGGTCGCCGGGAAGATCTCGCAGGACTTTATGACGGTGTATGCCGTCGTAATCGCGTTCTACTTCGGCACGCAGAGCCAGAAGCTCCAGGATGCGGTGGACGAGAAAGGAGGCGGTGAGGCTTGAATGCGGCGGAGCTTGTAAAAAAGCACATCGACATTGCGAACAACTACAGGACGGTCTACATGTGGGGCTGCTTCGGGATGCCGGTCACCGAGAACATCATCCGCGAAAAGGCTGCGCAGTATCCGGGCTGGTACACGGCGGCAAAGCAGGCGGAGCTGCGGAAGCTCATCGGAAAGGGATACTTCGGCTTTGACTGCGTGAACCTCACGAAGGGCATTCTGTGGGGCTGGAACGGCAGCCAGAACGCGATCTACGGCGGGGCAAAGTACGCGGTGAACGGCGTGCCGGACGTGTCCGCAGACGGCATGATCTCGAAATGCCAGAACGTCTCCACGGGAAACTGGGAGAAGCTCGTGCCAGGCGAGGGACTCTGGATGCCGGGACACTGGGGACTTTACATCGGCGGCGGGCTTGCCGTCGAGTGTACGCCGGTCTGGAAAAACGGCGTGCAGGTCACGGCGGTCGGAAACCTCGGCCAGAAAAGCGGGTACAATACGCGCATCTGGAAGAAGCACGGCAGGCTCCCGTGGGTGGACTACGGAAATGCCGCGCCCGCGAAGAACGGCGAGATCATCGTCAACGGCAAGCGCTATCCTATTGACCGGCTGCTGGTCGGCGGGAAGAACTATTTCGCGATCCGCGAGATCGTGGAGGTTCTGAATGCGGCCGGCGTCTGCAATCTGACCGTTGGGAACAAGGGCAGCGTTGCCGTGCTGGATAGCAAGTAAGGAGGGCGTATGCTGCGGGGGCTGCCGAGTCTGAGCCGCAGCGATTGGGAGCATTTGATCGACGAATGGATTCTTTCGGAGCGATACCGGGGAATCCTGAAACGGAAGATTCTTGACGATTGGAGCCATGAGCGCATTGCCGAGCGCGAGGGCTTGAGCGTAAACGGCGTCAAGAAGATCATAGCGCGGTGCATGAATGTACTGCGGGAGCATATGTGAAGGCAGCCACTCCGTAAGGGGTGGCTGTTTTTATATCTTTTGTGCCCGAAAAGTGGCCGAAGAGTTGGTTTTTTGTTCTTCGTGGATGCCTCATAATGAGCATAGGAGCTGGCCAGCTTACTATTTTATCGGAGGTACTACTATGGAGTACGCAAGCAATGGCAAGGGAAACCTCGGTGTTACGCTCGGCGCGATTGGAACCGGACTCGGCGTCTTCGGCGGCGGGCTGGGCAATCTGCTCGGCGGTTGGGGCATGTCCCCGGCGGCGATGGCTGCTGGCGCGGTGTGCAGCGAAAACACGCCGGTGACGCGCTACGCGCTCGAACAGCAGAAAACGATCTCGGAGAAGAATATGGAGATCGCCTACTGGCGCGGGCAGGACGAGACGAACCGGAAGATCTCTGACTCCTACAGCAAGCTCGAAAACCGCCTGATCGGTCTTGCGGCGGAAGTACGCGCGAACAAGGATGAGCAGGTGGCCATCAACATGCAGCAGGCCGTGTACAACGGCACCACCACTGCGACGATCGGCTGCATCCAGAACCAGGTTAACCAGCTGCTCGGGCTGACAAAGCTCGTTGTGCCGAACGCCTCCGTGTGCCCCGGATGGGGTGCTGCGAAGGTGACGGTTGAGCCTGCGACGGCAACCACCTAATGCGAAGGGGCGGCAAGCGCCGCCCCAAAAATAAGATGGAGGTATCCTTATGGTAACGATCGATCAGGCTATGCGAGGCGCGGCAAAATTTGCCGACAATGAGATCATTCCACATCTGCCGACGGGAAAGGGCATTGGAGCCGGGATCGCGCTTGCGCTTATCATGGATGGCGGCAAGGCACAGCTGCTCAAGCTGCGTGAAAATCCGGCGGTGCAGATGATGGGCGTGATGGACGAGGCCGGGAACATCGACCTTGACCGGCTCTATAATGCGGCAAGGCCGCGCTTTGACGGCCAGAAGCTGCCGATCACGGTGCCGATCATTGGAGAGCTGCGCTTTGACGTGAGCGATCTCGATAAGCTTTACAGATACATACAGGAGGCGTGAGCATGAGAGACTACATCAACGGACTGTACGCGCGGCTGGAGGAGCTTTCCGAAAAGCCGCTGACGCTGGGACACATCGAAGAGGCTGATGCAGTGGCGGGCCTCCTGTGCCGCCTGCATAAGCTAGACGGAATGGATGGAGACCATTTTCGTGAGTCCACGAAAATGACGGAATTCTCCCGAGAAGATGCCATGCGCTGGGCGGAGCACATGCAGAACGCCGACGGCACGGTCGGGCCGCACTGGACGATGGATCAGACTTCCGCCGTCGCGGATGCGAGCGGAGCCGGGAACGATATTCCGCACTGGGTTTTCGGCGTGACGATGAACATGATGTATTCGGACTACTACGATGTGGCGCGGAAGTTCGGAGTCAACGTGCCGGAGTTCTACGCGGAACTGGCGCGGGCGTTCTTGATGGACAAGGACGGGCCGGAGCCGACGAAAAAGCTCATGGAGTATTATGAGCATATCGCGCGAAATTGTTAGCATTTTGCGTTAGCATTTTGTGTTCTGAGCGCACAAAATTACTTGCGTAAATATAGAATATTTTCTGCGTTCGCAGAAAGAAGAAAATGCCCAAAAGCATTGATGTGCAAAGAAAAGCCCGCAATCTCAATGGATTGCGGGCTTTCTTTTGTGTGGCAGGGGATGAGGGATTCGAACAGGAATACATGCTGAAAAACACGGGAAAAATCAATCGCTTTTTGAGCCGTTAGCATTTTCGTTAGCAAGCTCATAAAATGCGGCCATTTTATTTTGGGCTTTCAGGCGGTCGGACTTGGCGAGATGCGTATAGATATTGCGCATGGTATTGTAATCAGACCAGCCGCCGATCTCCATTGCCTCAAGCTCTGACATGCCGAGATGATAGGCGAGGGATGCGAAACTGTGACGCAGGCCGTGCGCACCGACATTCGGAATGCCAAGCTGCGCACAGACATCCTCCATGGTACGGTAGAGCGCACAGGGCGTACCCTCCCAAACGGGACCGGAAGTCTTGCCGGTGCGCTGCAAGGCGTCCAGAAGCTGCGGGATCATAATCGGGACATAGCGGGTGCTGGCGGCGGTCTTGGTCTGCTCCTTGCGGACGATCTTGTTATCCGCGTTTTGCACGGCGGAGGCGTGGACATGGATTGTCCTGCTCTTTATGTCGATATCAGAATAGTCAAGCGCCATGATCTCGGACCGGCGAAGAGAGTGCAGCGCAAGCAGCGCGGGAATTTCATATTTGCGGCCTTTCAGGAGCGGAAGGACTTTCAAAACGTCCTCTGGCTGCAAGAATGGCCGCTCTTTTTTCTGCCCGCGCGGGAGACGGACATCCGGGACGGGCACGCCGGCAGCGCGCAGGCAGGAGGCCGTAAAACCCCATGCGTTTTTCAGGGTCTTTACGGCGACCGGCTCGGCATCGATTACCTTCTGCCAGTCGATCTTGATGGGAGGCATATCCAGAACGCTCTGGAAGCGGTGTGCTTTGATGATCTCATAGCCGCGGATTGTCGCGGGAGATGTATCAGACGGAAGGGCAGCTATATAGTCCGTCATGAGGTCGCGGACGGTCTTGTCCGTCTTGTATTTGACTTCGCGGGCGTCGGCGCGGTGCTGGGCCTTGATGAGCTGCGCCTGCTTGATACAGTCGGAGCGCGTGAGGGCGGAGACAGGGATGCTCTCGCCGCCAAGGCGGAGCTGGATGAACCATGTGCCGGATTTCAGCTTGCGAGGCTCGGGGACTTTCATGGGGACACCTCCAATGGATACAGAATACCGCTCCGGCAGTGCGCCGGGGCGGCTATTTTTTTATGCACGGAACCAACCGAGGGTAGGGCTCAGGATATCCACCACCAGAGCAAAAGCGCAAAGCGCGACGATGCTGAGCAGGATAAGCGTCACAAGCCGGTGCATACGCAGGGATTTCTGCAGATGCTCGCGCTGGATGCGGAGGCTTTTGTTTTCCAGCCGAAGCAGCTCGGAAACGGATTCCGGAGCGGGCGGCGAGATGCCGAAGTATGCGTTCAAATCGATGCCGAGGGCATAGCAGATCAGGCCGACGGTATAGACAGAGGCGCTTTTCGACTCGCCGCGCAGGTACTGAGAAACCGTATTCAGGGCGAGGCCGGCACGGTCGGCGATGATCTGGTTTGTGAGATGCGAAGCCTCCTTTGCTTCGCGGCAGAGCTGCCACAACATTTTTTCCAAGAAAATCACTCCAAAAAACCATGATTGGGGCGGAGAAAACCATGGAAAGGGCTGGACACAACCATTGGTGAAAGCGTATGGTTGAGCTACAGGCGGCTCCCAATCGCTTGCAGGAACCAAGACCCGTGCCGGATTTCGGCACCCGGCGCGGGCAAATCTTAAGCGTAAATCAAATCGAGGATACCAGGGATAACGCGGAGCACGAGCAAGCACAGGAGGCAAAGCGCGACTGCAACAATGAGGACGATTTTGCGTACCTTGCGGGGGCCGGCGGCAGCGGCGTCGTACTCCTCCTGAGTCATATTGGCGGTGTACTCGTCGTAGAGCGCCGCGCCGAAGGAGTCGGTAAACTTGTTATCAATAATCATAATCAAATCGATCAAAGCGCCGATACCGCCGAAGCCGAAAGTGCAGAGCCAGAGGATACCGGTGCCGATTTTGCCGACATAAAAACGGTGCGCGCCCAAACAGCCGAGGAACAAGCAAAGGAGCAGCGCAACAGAGCGCTTTTTTTGGAGAGGCTGCGGCGCAGCCTGCACAGAGGCGCGGGCCTCTGTCTTGGCCTGATCTCGGATATAGTTGACGGTGCCGCAGCCGCAATAAGGACAAATCAGCGCCTCGTCGGCTATCTCCTTACCACATTTATTGCAAAACATCGTAAATCCTCCCAACAGAATCAGAATAATAAATTGCTATAAATATAGACTACGACAGAATTACATTTGGTGCAAGATGGAAGTATGAACGAAAAATGAACGCGGAATTTGTGAAAGGATGGAGGAATCGGGGCAAATGGAAAGAATCGAGCTGTTAGAAGAAACCAAGAGGATGCTGGAAAACGCGACGGAAAAGGAATTGGACATTTACAAAAATCGTTGCATATATCCGTGCAACGGTGGTCTTGTCATTTGAGGTCATCTGCTTTAAGCTATAAATACATCAAAAACAAAAAGAAAGGACGCCGCGGGATGGAAACTGAAAGAGAAGAGCTGAAAGAGAAAATTGCCGCCATGACAGATGAACAGTTCCAGTGGTTTATAGATCAAGCGCTGCGTTTGCTATCTGCAACAGCTTAGTCACCTGCTCGTCTGACAACTGATCGATCAATGCTATCATTTCACGCTTGGCCTCGCTGACATTGTTGGCGAGGCACTTTTTTGCATCCACATCAAGCAGCCTGTCTGCGGACGTTCCGTAAAGAACAACCATTTGTGCAATAGCCTCTGGGCTTGGCGTCGATTCGCCTCTTTCCCATTTCCCTACCGCCTGAGCCGAAACAAATAACTTTTCAGCGACTTCGCGCTGGCTTAAACCGCTTTTTTCGCGCGCCGCGCGAAGATTTGCTGCAAACATAAGGCATCACCTAAAAAAATAATACAACGGAAAGTTGTGTTTTGCAATAAAAAGGGGTTGACAACAACTAAAAGTAGCGCTATAATGCAGTCACAACCTAAAGTTGCGATTCGGGAGGTGGAAACAACGAAAGGATTAAAAGAGCACCGCATCGCGGCTGGCCTGACGCAAGCTGCATTAGCCGAAGTGATGTGCGTTAGCCCACAAGCCGTTGGCAAATGGGAACGCGGCGAAAGCTATCCTGCGGCCTCTCAGTTGCCGGATCTAGCAAAGGCGCTGAGCTGCACCATCGATGAGCTGTACGCGCCGCCGGAAAAAACTGCGTAGGAGGGTGCAATGCGAAACAACAGAAAACTCCGACAACTGGAGAGGCGAGTCGCCGCGCTGGAGAAGCTCCACGCGCAACGCAGCGTCCGCGTGGAGGTATCTCCTCAGCCGGTCGATTTCGACCAAATCAGTCAGATTCTCGATTCTCGAAATAATCCGAAAGAAACTGATGATAGGCCGCAAGGTACGCAATAGCCATTTTGTTCGCAACTGCCAACGTTTGACCAGCAACGTCAGAGGCAAACGCGGAAACGGACTCCGGCGTCTTGTCCTCAAGTTGGTAGATCACGAGTTTGCTTGCGTTTTGGCCAACTTCATGCTCAATCGAGCGGAGATATGGCTCGAACTCGTGGAAATTCGGAAATTGCATTTTCACACCCCCTTTCGCCTGCATCTTAGCATAGAGGCGAAAGGAAGTCAAAGAAGGAGGCAACCGCTTGAGCCGAGAAGAACGTGAAAACAGGAGCTTCCTGCGGCGGCTGGTCGTCAGCTCGATCGTCGGAATCCTGTGCATCGTGAGGATGCTCCGCATCCTCGGAGTGATCTGAAAGGAGGGAACCCTATGCCGAAGCTCAGAGTTGAGCGCACGACGGATTACCGCCTCCGGTCGATGATCCGGGGTGAGATGGCCGCGCAGTCGGTGCCGGTTGCGACGGCATGCCGCTATGCGGGCTGCTGTACGAACACCCTGTACAAGATTTTCGAGTCGCCGACCGCATATATGGACAAGACGCTGCGCCTGATGCGCGGCCTGCACATCCCCATTGAGTCGGTGCGCGAAGCGATCACCTACCCCTATTGAGGAGGTGAGAGAGATGGAGGAGAAGGAAGCCCGATTTGTGACGGACGCGGACGATCTGGCGATCATCCGGCGCTGGCGCGAGCTGAACGGCATCACGCCGCAGCAGCTGCCGCAGTCCGCCTGATAACATTATCCCACAAAATTGGAGAAAAAGACATGGAACAGGAATACACAAATATCTGCCGGGCGTGCAGGAATGCTGCGCATCTGAGTCAGGAGCAGTGGGCAGAGGCTCTTCATGTATCCGTCGATACGGTCAAGGGCTGGGAACGCGATATCCGCATCCCGTCAAACTATCACGTCTGTCTGATGGTAGATCTGTGCGGCGAATCGTGGTATGCGTACAAGCACCTGCGCCAGACTTCGGACTGCCTGGGCGTGCTGCCCGATACCGAGCGCCAGCCGCTGCCGCTGGCTGTGATCCGGCTGGTCAACCGCATTATTCGCTTTGCCGACCGGAACCGCGACAAGCAGCTGCTTCAGATCGCCGAGGACGGCGCGATCGACGAAAAAGAGCGCCCGACCTACGACGAGATCGTGCGCGAACTGAATGATATCATCGGTGCGGCGTATACGCTGCGCTACGCGGAGGGTGCCAGCCATGCGGAAAAATGAGCATAAAAAGAACCGCCCGGCTGCTGCGAACAACCGGACGGTCGATTCCGAAAACGGAATCACGAAAGCATATTTAGTATATCACCATTTTCGCAAAAATGCAAGGGTGGGAGGTGAAAAGTTTTGAACGAAGATTTTCGGGCGTTCTGGGCAGTCGTGCCTGCGACTGTTCTGTATGACGATTCCATTCCTGCCAACGCAAAGCTGCTTTATGGGCAGATCTCCACGATGACCGGCTACACCGGCGAGGGCGGGTGCTGCACCGCAACCAATGCGCAGCTTGCCGGGCCAAACAAACTGTCCGAGGATTCGGTCAGCCGCCTTATCAAGGCGCTTGAAAAGGCCGGCCACATTGAAGTCCGGTATGCCCCTGATCCGAAGGACGGGCATCCTGTCCGCAGCATCTATCAGGTGCTGCAAGCGCCACCCCTTACCGGCAAAAATGCCGATAAGCTTATCGGCAAAAAAACCGACCCCTTATCGGCAAAAAAACCGATGAGTAATGTATTAGATAATAATATATTACCCCCTAAAAGCCCCCCAAGGGGGCGGCGCACGAAATCAACCGCAGAATGGAAGCCTGAACGCTTCGAAGGCTTCTGGAAATTCTACCCCAGAGGTGAAGGGCGACAAGCTGCAATCCGAGCATGGGACAGGCTCCAGCCTAGCGACGAACTAATCCTGCGCATTGGCCGGGCCTTGACCTTGCAGAAGGCGTCGCCGGAGTGGCAGGCCGGAATCGGTATCCCCCATGCATCGACGTACCTTAACCAGCAGCGCTGGACCGACGAGAAGCGCGAGATCACCGAGGCCGCTCCTGTGCAGGCATCTGAGCCGACCGGGGCTATTGACACCAGCGGACTGAGGTTTGTGTGATGGCTGCAAGCAGAGAAGCGCTCTTGAATGCTCAGCTTGGTGTCATCGGCTCGATGCTGATCGACGACCGCACCGTCGGCATCGCTCTTCAGGCACTCAAGCCAGAATATTTCGATAGCTCATACCGCACAATCTTCGAGGCAATGCGTGGGCTGTTCCAAGTCGGTCGTCCGGTTGACGCTGTTACGGTGCTTGGACAGATTGGCGAGGACTACACGGATCTGCTCAGGCAGATCATTGAGCTGACGCCGACGGCGGCCAACATTAAGGCGTACATCGCCGATCTGAGGCGGCAGGCGCGAATTCGCCTGATGCAGGAAGCGGCCTCGGAGATCCTGACCGCTGACAATGAGGACGACATCCGGCAAATGCTTGACCGCATAAACGCTGTCATGGTGGACCGGCCGGGCGTGCGTACCATGACGATGCAGGATGCACTGACCGATTTTTACAAACGGCACGACCCGGCGGTAAAGCCTGTCTATCTGCCGTGGAAATTTGAGAAACTCAACGACCACCTGCGCACGATGCGCGGCGACTTTGGCATCATCGGCGGATACCCCTCGGACGGCAAAACGACACTCGCGCTAGCAACCGCCCGCGAGCAGGCAAAGACGAAGAAAGTCGGCTTTTTCAGCTTTGAGACGGACTGCGAAAAGCTGGCAGACGCAATGATCTCCGCGGCGGCGCAAATCGGCCTGCCGAAAATTCAGCTGAATGCCATGAACGACCATGACTGGGATACTCTGGCGGCAATCAGTGCCGATTTCGGCGGCCGCAACCTCGATCTGATCGAGGCGGCAGGCATGACGGCCGGGGATATCCGAATGTACTCGATGGCAAAGCACTACGACGTGATCTACATCGACTATTTGCAGCTGATTGAGGCATCGGACAAAACGCCGTGGGGCAATCAGGAGTACGCACGTGTCACTGCCGTTTCGCGGGCGCTCAAGCAGTTCGGGCGTCAGGGCGGGCCAACAATCATCGCGCTGTCCCAGCTCGGACGGCCGGAGCCAAACAAAAAGACCGGCAAAATTCCACCACCCACGATGTCAAGCCTGCGCAGTTCCGGTCAGATCGAGCAGGACGCGGACTTCATTTTGCTGCTCTTCCGCGAAAACCAGAAAATCGTGGACTGTGATCGCGTTGTTACAGTTGCGAAAAACAAAACCGGAATCGCTGGAAATTCGTTTTATCTGCGATTCAACGGCGAGACGCAGACCTTCATGGAGTCGCGCCGCGATTGGACGCCTCCGAAGCAGACGCCTGCGGAGGAGGCTGCGCAGATCGGATTTGACGAGCTTCCGAGCGACTTCCCTATCCCATTTTGACGAAAGGACGAAATCATGAAAGCAATTGCAATTTTGAATCTCAAGGGCGGAGTCGGGAAAACCGTGACCGCCGTCAATATGGCACACATTCTGGCGTCGGAGCACAAACAGCGGGTGCTACTGATCGACTGCGACAGCCAGTGCAACGCTACCGAGTTTTTCGGCCTTGCGCCGACGGAATACGACGTCACGCTGGACGCCGTGCTGCTGGGCGAGTGCGAGCCGTATTACGCCGAGAACATCACGCCAACGTCGTACAGCGATCTGGACATGATCCCCGCGTCGGACGGGCTTATGGATCTGGACATGTCGCACATCGCGGACAAGCGCGTGCGCGGCCGGGTGATGGCCGATATGTGCCGCAGCATCCGGGAGGACGATGCGTATGACTATGTGATCTTTGACTGCCCGCCTGCGTTTAATGCCGCCAGCGCGGCGGCACTGCTGGCCTCGGATGAGGTAATCATCCCGATCAAGCTGGATGCATTCAGCCTGCGCGGACTCGCAAATGTCAGCCGCCAGATCGACAACATTCGCCGCATCAACGGCAATATTCGCATTGCAGGCGCGCTCATCACGATGTGGCGCAATGTGCCGGTTGTGCTGGAGGCGGAAGCGAAACTGCGGGAGTCCGGCGTGCTGCCTGTTTTCCAGACGGTTATCCGGCGCACCGACAAGGTGGACGAGATGACGTTTAAGCAGGTGCCGATCCTCGTCTCGTCGCCGTACAGCGCGGCGGGGTATGATTACCGCAATTTCGTCCAGGAGCTGCTGGAGCCGCAGATGACGACGGACGAGATTCTGAGAGGGGGCTATGGTGATGGCATTTGATGTGAGCAGCATTTTTGCAGACCAGATCAAGGCGGTGTCCAAGTCTGACACCGGACGCGAGCTGCTGCAAGTGGACATCGACGAGCTTGTCGGAAACGACGCGAACTTTTACGCCGTGGATGAGGACAAACTGGACGAGCTGAAAAATTCCATCGCGCTCTCCGGCATCATGGACCCGCCGACGGTCACGCGGACGGAGAACGGCAAGTACCGCCTCATTTCCGGCCATCGCCGCACGGCCGCGGTTCGGGCGCTGGTGGCGGAGGGCCGCGAGGATCTGCGCAAGGTCCCCGTGTTTGTTCGCAGCCCGAAAAGCGCCGCGATGGAGGAGCTGGAGCTGATTATGGCCAACTCCACCGCCCGCGTTCTGACGAGCGCCGAGATCAGTCAGGCGGCGCAGCGCGTGGAACGGCTGCTGTACGATCTCAAGGAGCAGGGCGTGGAGTTCCCCGGCAGAATGCGCGATCATGTAGCCGAGGCGTGCAACGTCAGCAAGACGAAGCTCGCGAACCTCCACATGATCGAAGAAAACCTGATTCAGGATTTCAAAACGCAGTGGGCAGATGGGAAACTCCCGGACGCAACGGCTTTGGAGCTTGCGCGGTGCGAGATCGCCTTGCAAATGCGCCTGCGAGACGCATTTGCCAGGGCGAAGGAATTCCCCACGTCCGCCGGTATTGCAAAGGTTCGCGAGCTGGCAGCAACCGGCGCGAAGTGGCGGCCGAGTGCGTGCCTGCACTGCCCCGACCGTAAACTCTGCCCGAGCTCCCGCGACGACGCGGCGCTCCGGCATGATGCGACATCTAGCTTGTGGAATGGTACCTGCCTGGGTGAGATGTGCTGCTTTGATTGCAGATACGGCGCCAAAGCGGGCAGTTGGAATGCGTGCGATCAGATGTGTTCCAAAGCGAAACAGTACCGCACTGACAAAAATGCCGACGTGAAGGAAAAGGAGGCCAAAGCCGAGGAGAAGCGCCAGCGCGGCTTCCGCGAGGCGGTCCAGCACAAGGCGCAGCGCCTTGTCCGTGCCATCGATGCAGCAGGGCTGCGGGACGACAAAAAGCTCGTCTTTGCCTCGTATCACGCCGAGCCAACCGTCAAAACACTTCGTGCTTATGCAAACGGCGAGTTCGGGGACGCTCATTTTTACGGCACAGACTATCTGGACCCGGATGCAAAGCATGTGCCGGAGCTGTGCAAGGCGCTTTCGTGCTCAGCAGACTATCTGCTGGGGCTGACGGATGATCTTAAGCCAACGCCGTCAGGCCCGGAACCACTCAGGTGGCGCACAGACCGCGATTTCCCGGACGGGCCAGTCCTGCTCCTTATTTCCGTAAATGGCTCCCTACTATATGAGACAGACAACGTGCATAGTGGAAATCTCGGTTGGTTTGAGGAGCCGGATGATGGGGAAATCCTGCGCTGGCTGTCGTTGCCGGAGGAGGAACACAATGCGCAGGACTGATCTCACAAATAGGCAGTTTGGAAAACTACATGTGCTTGAGTTTTCAGGCCGCGACCAGCATGGGCACGCGCTCTGGCTCTGCCGGTGCGATTGCGGCAGGGAAACTGTTGTTGCGGCGTGGCGGCTTAACAGCGGGAAATCGCAGTCTTGCGGATGCGCGCACAACGCATGGCGCGAGACGCGGCCGAAGCCAGAGAAGCCGCCGCGGAAACGGGCTGAGCGCGCACCTGCCGCGAAAAGGCTGCGCGCGCCTGCCCCGCGTGCGGTCAGCCCCTGCTATAACGTGTACTGCGAGTATCGCAACAACATCCCCCGCGGCGGCGTGTGGAGCTGTATGAACCGAAGAGGATGCCTGGACTGTCAACCGGTCCGGGCAAGCGAAAAGGAGGAACCACGGTGACAGATGCACAAGTTTTGCAGGCATTGAAGCGCCTGCGGGTTGAGACAGGAAGCCTCGCGTGCTTCGGGTGCGGGCATGAGCACAGTTGCAACGTCCACGGCTGCCAGATTCTGCGCGAAGGCGGCGCTCGGCTTGAACATTTTATTGCAGAAAACAGAGCGCTGCGCAGCGCTTTGGCGTCGAGACCGGCAAAGCGCGCACAAAAGCAGGCGCGAGACGCGAGCGTCACATTCCTGCGGGAGATGGCAAAAGAGTCGAACGCCCAGCGGGCGAAGGCAGAAGCCGAGAGGGACGCGCTGCTTGAGCAGATAAAAGCGCGTCGCTCGTGTCTGGATTGTAAGCATTTCGACTACTGCGAATTTGATGATGCGACTGTTATCGAATGCATGAACTGTGTGACGAAAAATTGTCCATGTTACCAATGCGGCAATTCCAGCCGCTGGGAATGGCGCGGATTGCCGGAAGCGCCGGAGGTGAAATGATGAAAGGTGCATCGAACTTTGACAAGCTGTGCCATCAGGTTTACAACGCCGACGGCAACGGGCGTGACTACATCGGAAAGGCTACTGGAGTGACGTGCAGGCTCTGCAAAAGTCCGCTCTATGCGTATTACTGCGAGGAACGGTTGTATCTCGTTGAGTGCAAAACCTGCAAAATGAAAGCATTGGTGATGGCAGAAAACCCGCAGGCGTCAGCATACAGAGCTTTTGGAATTGAGGTAAAGTGATGGAAAGACTTACAGCAGAAAATCAGCCGACACCGAGCGGAAAGACGGTTGCCTTGTTCGATCTTAGCGAAGTTCAGGAATCAATGGAGGGCAAGAAGGATGGCTGAAACATACTGTACCGCATTTATGGAGGGCTTGCCGCCTGAAAAGCAGGCCGAGGGACTTGGCGTTCAGGCCGCCGTAATCCTCGGCGAATGCTTCCGGTGCAAAGACTATGCACGATGCTCCACAGACGAGACGTTCAAGTTCCCGGCAGATGCCGCCTGCATGGTGCGCAGGGATATGGTTTTGAAGGAATGGGGATTGGAGGGCAAGAAGAATGGCTAAGTTTATCACGAAATCACAGATGGAAGAGCTGGAAGATGCTTGCACATTTGGAATCGCGGGGGCAAATAAGTTGCTCGAGAAATACGCAGGAATCCAAGCCCGCGCATACACAGCGTACAACTACTACGACGAAAATGACGATTTCCTCGCGAACAGCGATGAAGCGGACATTTACGGGTTGCTTGAAATGGCAGGCGTGGAGGTGCGGCATGGCGGCTGATCGCTATATCAGCCGGAAATGGCTGCTTGAGACATTGGCAAAATACAAAGATATTGGTTCCTGGAACACAGAAGTTTGTGACGCAGATACCATTTCGAGAGTGTTGGACGTGGTGGGAAATGCTGTGAATGGTGCCCCGTCCATTGGCCCCAGACAATGTGCGAATAAAATCCTTGCGGCAAAAAACATGGCGCTGGAGGTAAATGTGAAAATGCTGAAGGACAATGTAGAACGTGCAAAAAGCCTGTATAGGCAATATGAGAGCGTTGGCAATGATTTGCTTATGGGCTTCTATACAGGAGTCGTTTATGCGAGAAAGGAATCCGTTTTGATGCTGGAAAGGCTGGTGCAGGATGGTTGACGAATACATCAGCCGCGAAGCGGCGCTGGCAGATTTTGAATCCTGCAACGCGGAAAATCCGAACTGGACACCTCAACGGGTGAAAACGCTCCTGCTGCGCCAGCCCGCCGCAGACGTTGCGGAGGTGGTGCGGTGCAGGGATTGTGCCAAGCATTACGTTGTACTGGGCCGCGATATGTGCGCGAAAAACGCGAGCGGATTAAAAGATCATTTGATTGGCTTATCTGCGACGCTGCCGGACGCTTTTTGCAGCCGAGGCGTGAGAAAGGATGAAGGTGAAAACGATGTTTCAGGTTGAGCTTTTATCGGGTGGTGTATTCATCGTGTATGCAGTCGATACGAACCTATCCATGTTCTTGATTTACCGTGATGGATACTGGGAATGGATCGATGTAACGGAATGCAAACCGTACACATATCCGTTCCCGATGGTGACCAAAAATTTCACGGAGGGCACGACATGAGCTACATGCAGAAGCTGGAGCAGCTTGCTCAGACGAATCTGGACATTGGGTTTAACGCCGGGTTCCAGGCAGCGACAGATCTGTGGATGCTCGCGCTGGCGCAGGAGGGCTTCGGCCCAGGGCGGATGCGGCGCACAGCACACGGTGTGGCACAGCTTTATCGTGAGTTTGGACATGCGTGGCGAAACGAGCCGGAGTCCGACTATGCGCAGGAGCAGATCGACCGCGTTCTGAAGCCGCTCTGCGGCGAGGAGTTCGTGCCGTTCCGCGAACGAAACGAATGGGTGCGGAAACTGAAATACGGGAAAGGAGCGAAGAAATGACGAGAAAAAGAGCCGTTAAGCTACTGATGGCGCGTGGGTGCAGCCGGAACTGTGCAAATTCTCTTATGCGCGCAAAGCCTCCCGGGCATAGCAATGAGAGTCATTACATCCGCATTACATTGGCTCGCCGTCTGCGAGATAGCGCTTTAGCCTTCGCGCGGCTATCAGCCGTGGCCGCCGCCGCGCGCTGTGCAATGTCCCGATTGGCGCAGGCTATAAACGAAATCAAAGGAGGGACTGGACTTTGACACCAGGAGAGATCGAGTTCGTAATCAAACAGGAGCGGCGGCTCTGCAAGGTTGGCCACGAGCTTGGATATTTTCATCGCTGGGACGATACGCTCCTCGGCGGTGTGGCGGCAGTTGTAGAATTCCCGGACGGCGTTCGACGCGTCCTTCTCGGCGACATTGCTTTCTGCGATGAGGAGAACGCAGCCTTGCAGCACATGAATGAATACCACAGAATGGAGCTGATGCCGAATCAACAGGGTGATTGAACTGCGCGCGGGCAACCGCGTTCGCGCAATTGAGCTTGCATCGCGGCCACCGAGGACCGGTGGCCGTGCGGCAAAGCAATTTGAAACCAGCCTCGTTCAGGAGGCCGTCAACATTAAAACCGCATGTATGCGTCTTGAGTTCTTATTGTATGCAAACTTCAGCCCGCAAGACTGGTTCGTGACACTCACTTATGATGACGAGCACCTGCCGCCGAATTATGAGGCAGCGCGCAAAAATGCACCGGCCTACTTCCGCAAGGTGCGAGAGGCGCGCCGGGTAAGGGCACTGCCGTTCGGATATGTCTATGTCATGGAGGGTATGCACGGCGATCACCGCATCCACCATCATTTCGTGATCCAGCGGGCGGACGGCGACGAGATGCTGCTCCGCTGCTTCTGGCAGAAGGGATCGGTCGATACCCGGACGATTGAGGACTTCGGCGGCTACCGCAAGGTGGCGAGGTATCTTACCAAGGAGCCGAGGAAAACCGGGAAGCTCCGCGTCGGGCAGCGGATGTGGACGCCAAGCAAGGGCCTCATCAAACCGGAACGGCTGGACGTCGAGCTGCCGCCGGGCGCGCACTATTCGCCGCCGGACAAAGCTATCCCGTTCGAGGGCGAGAAGTTCCCGGAACGCATCGACAACAGCTTCGGAAGCTACGTGCTGTACGACTATGAAATCCCGGAAAACTGAACATTGCATTTACAATTTTCCCTTGAAACAACCTATAAATAATCAGAAAGGTGGAACAAAAGTCTTGCAAAGCAAAAATGCGCGTGATATACTATTGGTGTCAGCAGGTGGCAAGCTGATCTGCCCGCTGTGCGGACGGCCGACGCAGCAGCGTGTGCTGCCGACGACAACGCTGACAGACTTCCCGCTGTACTGCAAGGTGTGCAGACGCGAGTCCGTCGTAAACGTGAATATGAGCCTGAGCCAGAGCCTTTGCGCCAGCGCCTGCGCCAAATGATTTGACCGTGTGAACGGTAGATCGTTTGGCGCTTTTGTTTTGCAGCCGAGGTGATAGCCGGATGGCATGAGCGCCATGATCTCCGTCGTGAGGTCATGGCGCTTTTGCTTTATCTGCGATGCTGGATGAAAGGGCGGTGATCCCAGACGGACTACAAGAGCAAGCGATGGCTGCGCCTGCGGGATGCAATCCTGCGGCGCGACGGCTACAAGTGCCGCGAGGCTGGCCGCTATGGCCGAAACGAAACCGCGACGACAGTGCACCATGTCTACCCTGTTGAGGATTTCCCAGGCTGGCAATGGTGCCGCTGGAATCTGATTGCTGTCAGCCAGGCCGCGCACAACAGCTTCCACGATCGGACGACCGGAAAGCTGACCGAGCGAGGCCTCATGTGGCAGCGGCGAGTGATCCCCCCTCCCGATTCGCCTCCGCCGTTTTAGCAAAAGCACCGGATGG